CTACAGCTGGTGAAAATGGGAAAGGTGGCGGCGGTGGCGGCACTAAATATACCGATTATGGGAAAGATGGAGGTTCTGGTATCGTCATCGTCCGGTATCTCACCCCCGGCGGAGCAGCAAATTATGGGGGGGGTTCCTTCGGAAGTGCAAATATGATATCAGTGGGGTGCTAAAATGATGGAAGTAACTTTGGAAAACGAACTCAACCAAATTGTCTATCAGAAAATTCAGAGGGGTGAATATCCGAGTCCTAAACCTTCGATTGACAATAAGGAAATACGGAAAGAACTTGCGGATTTGAAAGGCGAGAAGATCCCAAGATCGGCAACGAAAATCGAGTATCTCAATCATCTGGCTCAACTTGACGCACAACTCATAGATATCCGTCAACAGAACGAGCAGATTACCCTCGATAATGCAGCAGCACGGAAAGCGGTTGATGAAAAATTCACAGCCGATATTGCGGCGGCGAAACGCAACCCGGATAACCAATGGGCGGCGATTCGTGCGGTCAGGAATGCCCATCTCGCCGCAACCGACTGGACGCAGATCTCCGATGTGCCAATGCAGAAAGATCAATATGAAACCTGGAAGGTATACCGGCAGAAACTTCGAGATATCCCCCAGACTTACAACAATCCAGTAGATGTGATATTCCCAGATAAGTGAGAAGAAATGGAATTCGACGGTGGATCTTGGAATACAGGGGCATTCGATCGCCCTGCAGTAACGGTTCCAAATGCCCTCTACCTGCCGATGCCGTTGTATCCGGGGTCGGAGAAGTTCCCCACCCGGATTTATAACGACTCCTTCGAGATGGTGGCGGAAATCGACGAGTACCTCTCCCTGGAATGGACACGGCGACTCCGGGCTCCCGGAACCGTGAGAATGAAATTACCCCTCACCGCAGAGGGGTCTGATCAGGTCATCCTCGGTTACTGGTTGGGAATTCGTCGCGGTGGTGCGATGAGACTTGCGAGGATTGAGTCGAAGAGCATCTCTTCCGATCCCTCAAGCCTCGACGATGATGTTTGGGAAATCTATGCGAGTGGCGCGAGTGGTCTCCTTTCGACGCGAATCGCCTATGTGGGGGTTTCTACCGGTACTGGTTACGATACCGTACCTCCCGGGGTTACAAAAGCCGAGACGGCTGTCCGGCATTTCGTGAACGGAAATTGTATCGCCGCTACGGACACAGACCGGAACTTCCCTGACCTCTATCTTGAGTCAGACGGTGCAAAAGGCTCACTTGTGGAATTTTCTGCCCGGCTGCAATACCTGACGGAAGCGATTGAATCCATCCTTCTGCAGTCCCCGAACCTCGGATATGAAATCATATTCGATGAAGCAACTGGAAAATTCAATCTCCATTTCTGGGAGGGGAATGACTATACAGACTCCGTTGTTTTCAGCATCGACCTCGGGAATGTCGCCACCTATACATATTCCCAGGACAACTCCAAGATGCGGAACTATGCCTATGTGGGAGACTCAAAATTCGCAGAAGACCGGGTCTTCGTGGGGGTTCCGGCTGCATCTCCACCGTCGGGATACTCCCGCAGGGAAACCTTCGTGGATGGTAGTGACTGCATCACCACGGATGAACTCACCCAGCGGGGCAATGAGACGCTGGTGGACCTTGGAGAATCGATCTCGGCACAGTTCTCGATTTTCCGAGACGCTTCCATCACCTACATGACTCGGGAGGATGCCGGGGATCTCGATCTGGGAGATACTATTACCGCAGTGTATCCCCAGGTGGCTATCGTATCGGCAAGGATTTTGGAGATCAAGGAGTCCTACGGGATTGATGGCGCGACGGATGATGTCCAGGTTACGATCGGCAACCAACGACCTGACCTCATCCGGTACCTGAAACTCAGCGAGAAGAAATTCAATGTTAAGAGGAGAGCATGACACAGACATCACAACCCTACTCATCGACGTCCACGGACAACCGGGACTGGACGGCGGCGCAGATCGCGGCGTTCTTCCGGGCGCTGCTCACGGATGGAATTGTAAAGGGAAAACTCGGAGAGTTCGTAGTGACAGCACAATCATCCCCCGGGATGGCCGTCGATGTTGCGAGCGGACAGGGATGGGTCTATGGGTACTTCGTGAAGTCTACGGGCGTAGAAGCCAAAACCATCGACGCGAACACCTCGGGAAATCCGAGGATCGACACGATTATTCTCCGAAATGCCGTTACGGGAGCCAAGACAATCACGATTGAAGTCCTGAAGGGGACGCCAGATCCAACCCCAGTACCCCTACCTTTAACCCAGACCTCGGATACGTATGAGATTGCCCTTACTTTTGTGGCTGTGGCGAATGGAGAGACCGAGATCAACACGGGGGACATCACGGATGCCCGGTCCTACACCACGTTGAAATACGTCAGGCAATCCTCACTTGTGCATCCCGCGAACCTTGATATGGGCACCCAGAGGATTGTGAACTCCGCCGACGGAGAGGATGATCAGGACGATCTCACGAAGGCACAGGTCGATGATCAGGCCAACTACTGCAACCTCCCGCCGGGGGTTGAGGTTCTTTTCGGAGTGTTACCAGTCCCGGCAGGATTCCTGCATGAGGATGGTTCGGCTCACAGCCGGACGACATACGCAGCTCTCTTTGCGGTGATTGGAACGAAGTACGGCGTTGGCGATGGTTCCACAACGTTTAACGTCCCGAATAATATCGACAAGTTCATCGTGGGATTCGATTCCGAGGATGCGGATTTCGATGATGTTGGCAAGACCGGCGGTTTGGCCACGGTGACACTCACCGAGGCAGAGATGCTTGCGCATACCCATGCGGGAGCATGGTATGCAGGTGTGGGAATGTATTCCTTTGCAGCATCGTCTATGGGCATTGGGTTCCCTTCCGGCGGGACTTCCGGCAGCACTGGGGGTGGCGGTGCGCACGAGAACATGCCGCCTTGGATTAAACTTCCGTGGGGGATCAAGACATGACGGAAACGCACGGCTTTTTCGGAGATGCAACTGATGTCCGGTACTATTCCCAGCTTCCGATCCTAGAGTTCATTCGGGATTTCAGGTTGAATGGGTATACCTCTGGCGTCGGGGGAGAACTGGAAGTGGGACAACATACCTCTCCGAATATGAGTGTGGATATCGCAACCGGGGAGACATGGGTACAGGGCAACCTCTATCAGAGTGGCGCCGTTGAGACACTGACAATCTCAGCCGCAGATACGACATATCCGAGGATCGACCGAATCATCCTGAGGAACGACATCAAAGGCGCCCGGGAAATCACCCTGCAAGTGCTGAAAGGAGAGCCATCCGGTACGCCATCGGCGCCCGACTACCTGAGGAACGATGATTTCTGGGATCTGGTTCTGGCCGATATCGCGGTCGCTGCGAATGCCACTACAATCACGACTGGGAACATCAGCGACAAAAGGGATGTTGAGGCGCTTTGTGGAGTTGCATCGCCCTCGGAGGTGCGGTTCTCGGATATCCTCCCGGGTGATCAGCTGGATCTTCAGGGATTCAAAGCGATTGATCTCGCAGATCCCGCGGCGGACAATGACAGTGCCACAATCAAATACCGTAGTGATCATGCACTTCAATACCCGGTAGGAATCCAACTTCCCTTTGCCGGTCTGAGCGTCCCGGATAAATGGTTAGAATGCGATCACTCAGAGAAGAGCCGGACCACATACGCAACTCTCTTCACAGAAATCGGGGAGCAATACGGAGCTGGAGATGGCAGCACTACCTTCAACCTCCCGGATGGACGGGGGAGGAGCATCTTCGGATACCACTCTGCCGAGACGGAATTTAATGCGATTGGTAAAACCGGGGGGGAAAAGACACATACCTTGACTTTCTCGGAGTACCCCGCCCATACCCATTCGGGAAGCGTGGCGACGATCACCTGTGATAATTATGCGGGACCCGCTTCGTATCAATCTGAAGGTCTTTGTAAGGCACAATCATCAACAAACAGTACAGGTGGCGGCGGGGCGCATGAGAACATGGCTCCTTACATTGTCAAGAAATGGATTATCAAGGCGGTGGCATAAATGGTAGTCTCATCAAAAATTTACGACGGGAATGTCAACACTCAAACAGACTTCGCGGAGATGTGGGCATCGTTCCTCACGGATGGATATGTTGCGAATGTGGGGGGTGAACTGGAAGTAACAGCACTGACAGTCCCCGTGATGAAAGTGAACGTCGCATCCGGGCGAGCTCGTATACAAGGATATTGGTACGACGAGGATACCCCCTATATGGCCATGATTGATACTGCCGATCCCACGTATCCGAGGATCGACCGGATCATCTTGCTACTGGAAATCGGCACGCCCCGGCAGATCTCCGTAAAGACCCTGCCAGGCACCGCATCCGCAACACCGTCCGCTCCGTCCCTCTCTGGGATAGCGGCGTTGTCCTTGGTGCAGGTGTATGTGGCTGCCGGCGCCACGACGATCACATCCGGGAATCTCACAGACGAACGAGATGACCTCTCGGTATGCGGGATTGCGTCGGTCTCGAAGGCGAGATTCTCGGAGTTGATGATCTCGCAGGATTTCAATCTGGTTAACCATAAGTTCACCAATCTCCCAGCCCCAGTAAATTCCACCGATATCTCAAGGAAGAAATATATCGACGACGCCATGACCGGCGGAGTATTTGGGACTACGAACGTGGAGATCGCATTCTGGCCGGGAAATGCGGCCATCCCTTCTGGGTGGCTCGAACTCGACGGGTCATCCCTGTCTACGACGATATATCCCAATATCTTCGCAGCGTTCGGGTATACATACGGAGGAAGTGGCGGGAATTTCAATCTGCCTGACACGCGAGGAAAATCCCCGTTCGGGGCGTCAGCCTCTTTGGGAAGTACCGGGGGGGAGAAGACGCACCAGTTGATCGTCTCGGAAACGCCAGCACATGTTCATACCGGTATTACCTCTACATCGGTTGCCGCTGTTGATATCGGATCTTACTCCGGTGCTTATGGATGTATTCCTTCTGGCACGACGGCTATCGGTAGCGCCGGTGGAGGCGGTGCGCACAACAACCTCCACCCATATCTGACGGAACGGATGATCGTCAGGGC